TTAATAGCATTCATATTTCTTTTAAGGCAAAAGGTATGTATGCCTATATTCAATCAAAGCCTGACAACTGGGAGTTCTCTGCTGAACGTATTTCTAAACAAGTAAAGGAAGGTTTGCCAAGTGTAATTTCTGCTTTAAAAGAACTGGAAAATTTTGGGTATTTAGCAAGAAATAGATATCAAAATAATAAAGGTTTTTGGGTTGTTGATTACCTACTATATGAAATTCCTATTGAGGAAAACCTAATAACAGGAAAACCTAATGAGGAAAATCCTAATATAGGAAAACAATCAAATATTAGTAATATAGATTATAGTAAACAAGAAGATAATATATATACTAATAATAAAGAAAGAGTAGTAAAAGACAAACAAATTTCTTTTTATGATATGGTTACTATGGTACAATCTGAAATTGGAGATGAATACGATAATTTTGTTTCTTATTGGATGGAAGCTGATAAAAAAGGTAAACCAAGATGGGAATCAGAAAAGTTTTTTGATATTAGTCGCAGAGTAAAAACTTGGATGCAAAACAAAACCAAATTTAACAACAATGGAAATTCAAACAATGAGCCAAAACTTGGAACAAGTGCAGCAAGAATGGAAGCACTTAGGAAGTGGTAATGCAATTGCAATAAGACAAGCACAAAGCGCCATTACTTTGCGTGTAGTGAACGAAGAAGATATAAAGCAAGCATTACGCTACTCGATGCTTTTGGTTGGCTTACGTGGAAGCAATTTGCCTACTGAAGAAGAAAAGTTTGTATTAACCAATTTTGTTAAATCTAATTTTGGAAATAATACTTGCGAGGAAATAAAACTTGCCTTTGAAATGTCAGTTGCTGGCAAGTTAAATATCGATTCTAAATGCTATGAGAATTTCTCATGCGAATATTTTGGAAGAATTATGAACGCTTACTTGGAGTATGCAAGACAAGAGATTAAAAACTTACCTAAACCAATAGAGCCAGTGAAAGAAAAACCAACTGACCAAGAATTAATGAAGCAAGCAATTGACACGGCTAATGAATATGCAAATCAGATAAGATACTGCGAGAAGAACGACAAGAAATTTACGTTTATCGCTGGAGGCTTATCAATTCTATTTGATTACTTGGAGCAGTTCAAGATTCCGACCATATCAAAAGAAGAACGAATTGAACTTTGGAATAAATATTCTACTATTACAGATATTGAAGAACGGAAAATGCATTGCAAAACTCAAGGGTATATTAAATTTATTAATTCTTTAGTTACATTTGATTGTTATATTGATAATGATGGAACTATTAAACCAAACGAATAATGAAAAAAGTTTTAATAGCTTGTGAAGAAAGCCAAGCAGTAACCATAGCATTTAGGAAATTAGGCTTTGAAGCATTCAGTTGTGATATATTACCTTGTACTGGCGGACATCCTGATTGGCATTATCAGCAGGATGTATTTGAAGTAATAAATAAAGGCTGGGATTTAATGATTGCTCATCCTCCTTGCACTTATCTTTCAGTTAGTGGAGCAAAGCATCTTTACAATAAAGATGGCAGTCCTAATTTAGAAAGATTACAAAATCAAAGAATGGCTTTACTTTTTGTTAAACAGTTAATGGATGCTAATATTAAGCATATTGCAATTGAAAACCCAATTAGTGTAATATCAACTAAATTATGCAAGCCTGACCAAATAGTTCAACCTTATTGGTTTGGAGATTCCGCAAGCAAAAGTACTTGTTTATGGCTTAAAAATCTTCCTAAATTAGAGCCAACTGATATGGTTGACAAAGGACATTTTAAAGAATGGATTGGTAAAAATGGTAAATTAAAAAAACAACCGATGTGGTATTATGAAGCATTGACTAAAGCAAAAACTACTGAAGAACGCAGAGGATTAAGAAGTAAAACATTTCAAGGCATAGCAGATGCGATGGCTGACCAATGGGGAAACTATATTTTAAACCAATAATAAAAATGAAAAGAAAACTAATTTACGGAACTGCAATAGTATTAATTTGCTATGCTTATTACTATGCGCTGAAAAATAAACAGACAATAGAAAAAAAATCAGTCAATGTAAAAGACTGGGGAATAGTAACTCAAGAGGATATTTACACGGATACGATAGATTTAAGTTTGTATACAAGTCACGGAAGATTAAAATATAATAAAAATGATAACTAAAAAAACAAAGTTAAGCCTAGAAACTGATGGCAAAATTATTTCGGTAGAGTTTGACCATATTGATGTTGACTTGGATGATTACTTTCAGGCGCTTAAAACTTTAGTAATTGGTGCAACGTTTACCGAAACTCAATTTGAGCATTGGATTATTGATGAGGCTGAAGTGATTGGAGAATATCTGCATAACCAAAAACACGATTGACAAATTTATATGCTAAAGTGTAAAATATGTTTAATGTTATTGATGGTAAAATCCGACACTAACTCAGAAAATGTCACATAATGAGGGTAATATCCGACAAAGTATGTCATAAAATTAGATATAATTGTGACACATTTATATGTTAAAGTGTAAAATATGCACAATTTTAAACCTTTTATATGCACAAAGATACAATGAGAAACGAACACGAACATAAACTCCAGGTTGCAATTTGTAAATGGTTAGAATGGACACAAGACTTTTACTATTATGCCATTCCAAACGGAGGTGCAAGGCATAGACTTGTTGCAATAAAATTAAAGATGGAAGGCGCAAAGGCTGGAGTTGCTGATATGTTTTGGATGGTTTCAAATAAAAAGTGGAAAGGTTTATTTGTTGAGGTTAAAATTGAAAAAGGAACTCAGCAACCAAACCAAAAAGCATTTGAACAAATAGCAATATCTCACGGATATTATTACGCAGTTGTAAGGTCGATTGAAGACTGCGAAAGTTTAATTCGTAGATTTAAAGCAGATGAGATATGAGTGATAATTATAAAATGGCTATTCATTGGATTACAATGAGATTACAACGACCTACGATTCAAGTAGTTATAGATGGCGCAACGTATTTAGATTTGAATTATAGCCTTGAAATAAACCTTAATCGAATGAAAAATCAAAATGGCTCATCTTACCCAGCATATCGGCAAACAAAAAAAATTAAGGATTACTTGGAATTAAGAGGAATATAATGTAAACTTTGCAAATGGAAAAGATTAATTATCAAGGAGTTATCAAAGAAGAGGTCAATCATCCTGAGCATTATCAGGGGAATGGCATTGAGGTCATTGATATAATTGATGCTTTTGACCTTAATTTTAATCTTGGTAATTCAATTAAATACATATTGCGAGCCGATAAGAAAGGATTTAAAAAGAAAGATTTAAGTAAGGCGGTTTGGTATTTAAATCGGGAACTCGAAAAGTGGAAAGGTTAATTTGGGAAGCCATTGCGGTAGGAATTATCGAGGTGGCTTTTATCGTTTATTTTATTTTTGAGATAATCAGAAAATCAAAAGAATGACCAGGTCGCAAATCATTGAGGAACTTTATAATTCAAAGGAGATTAAACAAGCCTTAATGAAAATGCACCCAGCAAATCTGCGAGAAGAACTTAAGCAAGAAATGTTTGTGAATCTTTGCTCAATAACCGAAGACAAATTTTGGTCTATTTATAATAACAACGGAAGCAACGGATTAAAATTTTGGTTGGTCAGATGTATGCTAAATATGATTTATAGTACTGGAATGAATCAACCATTCTTTAGGCATTTTAGAGCCAAGTATGAATCGATTGATGGATTAGAAGAGTTAGTTCAGATTGAGGATGAATCAAAGGAATACAAAGAAAAGCTATTTAATCGAGTGGAGGTAGCGAGAAAAGAATTATCCTGGTATGAAGATATGCTACTCGATACTTACGTTGAATTGAATTTTAATCAAACTGAGATTTCGAGAAAGACTGGCATTCCGTATATGTCGATTGTCAAAACGATTTCAAATATTAAAAAGAAAATAAGGGATGAAGCCTGACGAGAAAGCCAAAAGTTTATTAACGAATGCACTTTATTTTTGTGGCAATAAAGTATTTGCTTTTGAATTGGCGCTTTATATTTGTTCACTAATTCTTGAGCAGAAACTTAAAGCAGATGACCAAGCATACTGGAGTTTAGTTAAGGACGAAATTTACCAAACAAATAAATGATAACGATAATCGCAGCGGTTTCCTTTGCAGTATTTTTTACGATGACAAATCTTTATCAGTCATTCGGACTAAACTTTAAGCCGTTTAGTTGCACTCCTTGTTTAAGTACCTGGAGCGCTATCGTTTTGATTGTCGTTCCTATGCAGTTTCAAGAATGGATTGCAATCGTTTTTAGTTCGGGGATTTTAGGTGCGGTTATTTTTAGATTAATAAATAAACTATGAACGAGCAAGAGATAGCATTTATAGAAGCCAACATTATAAACTTTGAGGCAGTCGCTTTAGGGTTTACTAAAAACATTGACCGAGATGTACTTGAAGAATATGCAAGTCTTTACCGTAAATATATAAACAAAGATTTTAACTTCAATTCGTGGTGTGGCTCTTGCGTCTTTGATATGCTAAAAAGATTGTCAGCACATTACGAAGGAATAAAGTACATTGCAAAACTCAACCAACCAAAACCAAACGATGTCCAAACTAAGAATCTGCGCAGTCGGAAGTAGACATTCAGGAGTCACTTATCATCGACTTGCGTTACCATTATCGGTAATGAAAAAAGAGTATTGTATTATCACGGATACAATGACCGAAGAGATGCTGATTGAGAAGGCGATAAACGTGGTCGTAGTTAATCGATTTTGTGAATTGATACCATTGCCCGATTTATTAAAATGGAAGGCTAAACTTGGCTTTAAATTAGTTGTGGATATCGATGACTATTGGGAACTATTCAGCCAGCATTTATCTGCTCCAACATATCGGTCATTAGGAGTGACTCAAGTAATTAAGAATTATATTAAAGTGGCTGATGTCGTTACGACAACTCATAACCGATTACGGCTTGAGATAGTAAAGATAAATCCTAATTGCTACGTTCTGCCCAATGCTTTGCCGTTTGACAAAGACCAATTTACTGCGACAAGAAATGTAAACGAATTTGTTAACATTGCTCACACGGGTAGCATCACTCATTTTCCTGATATGAGGCAGTTGAAGAATCCGATTAGAGAATTAGCAAAGTCTAAATCGTTTAAGGAATCTACAAGAATGCTTCTTTGTGGTTGGAATAAAGCAAACGAGTTTCATTGGAAGCAGATGGGCGATTGGTTTACTGCTGGAGAAAGATTAAACCACAAGATACTTGAATCAATGCCAGTAGATTTGTACATGAATTTCTACCTGGAGGCTGACATTTTACTTGCTCCATTGCTTGACAATAAATTTAACCGATTAAAATCTAATCTAAAGGCATTAGAAGCTGGCGCTAAACGGATTCCCTTGATGGCAATTAAACGAGCGCCTTACGATGACATTCCAACGGTATGCTGGGTTGACAATTGGGAGAGAGATATTAAGAGAATGGTATTCTCAAAACAAATGAGAACGGATTTTGGGGAGTCAAATGCCGAATATGTCCGTGAGCATTACGACCTATTTAAAATTAATGAGGAAAGATTTGCTATTTATTCTAAGTTATTAGAATCATAATTAAATTTTATATGAATAACTTTTATCATAGTGGTGCGACTGGAGATGTCATTTATTCTTTGCCCACTATTAAAGCATTAAGCGGAGGGATTTTTAATGTACAATTACCTGATAATTTGTATGATACAATTTTGCCATTACTTGAGGCGCAAGATTATATTCACGAAGTTAAAAAAGGCAGAGAATTGACCGGTACAATTTATAACTTAGATTTATTCCGTTCAAATATAGATTTGCATTTAACTCATTTAGTACAATTGCATTTGCAAAGTTTTCAGATTATAGATGAAACTTGGAAACAAGGATGGTTAAAAGTTGAGCCAATAAAATCAAATAATAGTTTTATTAATATAACTCCAAGATATCAATCTCTAACTACGGATTGGATTAAAGAAATTAATTTTTTAAAAGACAATTCAGATAATGTTTATTTCATTGGTTTAGAATCTGAATATGAGCCGTATAAACATTTAATTGAGAGGTATGAGATTAAAGATTATCTTGAACTTGCGCAATTACAATTAGGTGCTAAATATGTTAGTGGCAATCAATCAAGTTTTATGGCAGTTGCTCAAGGACTTGGTAGAGATTATAGAATGAGCCAAGCTGAAGGGCATACAAATTGCAATCAATTTTTACCAAAAGAAACAATAATATGAGCCGTGTAAGCGACAAAGAATTTTTTGATATTGAAGTACAAAACGGAATAACTCCCGAGAATCCTGATTATTATAATTTGATGGATGCAACGGCTGATATAATTATCGAATATGCTAAAGACATAATCGAGATAGGTGCTGGCATGGGTACGCTTGGAGAATGCTTGCAAAATAAAGGAGTTAATTATTATGGCATTGAGCCTAATAAATATCATCAGGAATTTGCTAAAAAAAGAGGAGTTAAATTAAACGACATTAGTGTTTATCCTGACCATTGCGGAATGGTAGTCAGCATTGAGGTTATGGAGCATTTAACCGATGAGCAAATTATTGATTATATGAACAATATTAATTGTGAATATTTCATATTTTCATCAACTCCATATTTTACAACTCCCGAGCAAGATGAGGCTTGGGGTCATATTAATATTAAATCAGAAGAAAAGTGGATTGAGTTCTTTGCTCAATTCGGATTTAGTTTAGAAAAGAAATTAACCTTACCGACCGAGTGGTCATTACTTTTAAAAAAATGAATATCACAACAACCAAATTGACCGACATAAAGTCGAATCCAAACAATCCAAGAATTATCAAGGATGACAAATTTAAAAAATTAGTTGCATCAATTAAGGAGTTTCCTCAGATGTTATCTTTAAGACCTATTGTGGTAAACGATGATATGATTGTACTTGGAGGGAATATGCGATTAAAGGCTTGTAAGGAAGCTGGACTAAAAGAAGTACCAATAATAAAAGCAAGTGACTTAAACGAAGAACAACAAAAGGCATTTATAATTAAAGACAATGTTGGATACGGAGAATGGGATTGGGATATGCTTGCCAACGAATGGGATGCTGAACAATTGGTTGAGTGGGGATTGGATGTTCCCGTATTTGATATTGAAGAAATTATAGAATTATCTGCTGAAGAAGATAATTATGAAATACCAGAGGAAATAGAAACTGATATTGTTATTGGAGATTTATTTGAAATTGGGCAACATAAATTATTATGCGGAAGTTCAACAGAAATAGACACTTGGCAAAGATTGTTTGACAAACAATTATGTGACATGGTTATGACAGACCCACCTTATAATGTGAATTATCAAGGTGGAACAGGTTTAAAGATTATGAATGACCAAATGACAAACGACTCATTTTATCAATTTCTTTATGATTTTTATACTGCATTGGGAAGTTATTGTAAACCAGGAGGTGCTTGGTATGTATGGCATGCAGATAGCGAAGGCGCAAATTTTAGACAAGCATTTAAGGACTCAGGATTATTATTAAAGCAATGCCTTGTATGGGTTAAAAATGCATTGGTAATGGGCAGACAAGATTATCATTGGAAACACGAGCCTTGCCTTTATGGTTGGAAAGAAGGAGCAGCGCATTATTTTACAGAAAATAGAACTAAAACAACTGTTATTGAAGATGTTATAGATTATAAAAAACTAAACAAAAAAGAATTACTTGATTTAGTTAAGGAGATGACATCAGACAAACAAAAAACGACAGTAATACATTGCGATAAGCCTTATAAAAATGATGTACATCCAACAATGAAACCAATTAAATTATTAGCACCATTAATTGAGAATTCATCAAGGATAGGAGAATTAGTGGCAGATGGATTTCTTGGTTCAGGTTCAACAATGGTAGCAGCACATCAACTTAAAAGAAGATGTTACGGAACAGAACTTGACCCTAAATATTGCCAAGTTATAGTTGACCGAATGATTAAGTTAGACCCAACATTAAAAATTAAAAGAAACGGAGAGATATGGCAAACGAACAAAATTTAGTAAGTTTTAAGAAAGGTCAATCAGGCAATCCAAATGGTCGACCAAAGAAGTACGTTACCTTGTTAAAAGAATCAGGTTATAATATGACCGAGATTGGAATAACAATTCGTAAAATGCTTGCTATGAATATTGACCAACTTAAAGAGATATTTGATAATCCTGAAAGTTCAATATTAGAAAAGACAATCGCTGGAGCAATGAATAAATCTTTAAAGAACGGTTCATTATATTCAATAGAAACTTTATTAAGTAGAGTATTTGGCAAGCCAAAAGAATCGGCTGATATAAAACAAGATACTGAAATAACTATAAAATTTGCCAATGGAGATTATCCTACCGACTCCACACGAGGCGCAGAAAAAAGTATTACAGAGCAAGGCGAGGTTTAGAGTGCTTATGTGCGGGCGAAGATTTGGCAAGTCATTGATTAGCCAGGTTATAACTTGCGTAGAGGCATTACAAGGTAAGTCAGTTGCTTACATAACTCCGACTTATAAATTAGCTAAAGTCTTTTTTGACGATATCGCTTTAATACTTCCTCCCGAAGTAGCAACTTCTAACATATCAGATTTAACTTTTAAATTGGCTACGGGTGGAGTCATTCGATTCTTTACTGGAGAGCGGTTAGATAATCTTCGTGGTTTAAGATTCCATTATGTCATTATTGACGAGGCTTCTTATATCCCTAATTTAGAGAACGGTTGGAATAATGCTATAAGACCTACCTTAACCGATTACAAAGGCAAGGCGCTATTCCTATCGACTCCAAGAGGCAAGAATTATTTCTATTCTTTATATTTAAAAGGATTAGAAGCAAACGGAGAATGGGAATCGTTTAAATATTCGACTTACGATAACCCTTATATTGCAAATTCTGAAGTCGATTCAATTAAGCAATCAGCAATTCCCGTAGTATTCGAGCAAGAGTACATGGCTAACCCAGCTGAGAACGCTGCGAATCCATTTGGAAGTGAGGCAATTCGCAAGTGTACATCGGACTTATCAACTAATATTGTTAAATGTTACGGAGTCGATTTGGCAAAGTACTCAGATTGGACGGTTATAATCGGTTTAGATAATAGTGGCAATGTGGCTTATTATGACCGATTTCAGAAAGATTGGGCATCGACTCAAAACATAATCCGCAATTTACCAAAAGCACCGATGTTAATTGATAGTACTGGAGTAGGCGACCCAATAGTTGAGCAATTACAACGTGAAGGCATGGACATAGAAGGGTTTAAATTTACAAGCCAAAGCAAGCAAGAATTAATGCTTGGTCTTCAAGTGGCAATTCATCAGGAACGAGTACATTATCCCGAAGGAATGATTAAAAATGAATTAGAAGTTTTCGAGTATCAATACACATCACACGGAGTAAAGTATTCAGCACCGACGGGATTTACGGATGACTGCGTTTGTGCTTTAGCATTAGCGTGGCGCAAGTTTGATTTTAAGTCAGGAACGGGCAGATACAACTTTGTTTAATTAGCTATTTATAAATATGAACTGGAAAGATGTCACAGTATGGCAATGGCAACAAATTCAAAACCTACTTACAAAAAGGGAAGGATTGACCGAGTTGGATATTGCAGTTAAGTCATTAGAAATTTTGACTTATCAGACCGAAGCACAAATTGATTCTTTAAGTATTAAGGAATTAAACGAGCAGTTAAAGAAAATTACATTTATTACTGAGACTGCGCCAATACCAAAGCCAAACGATTATATTAAGGTTGGCAAAAAAAGATATAGGTGCGTTTATGATATTAGGAATATCCCTTATTCAAGGTATTTAGAAACTAAATTCTTTGGAGATGATATTATAAACAACTTGCATAAGATTGCAGCTTCAATGGTTATGCCTATGAAGTTGACCTGGCGAGGTTGGAAAGTAGCCAAGTACGATGCAAGCAAGCATGAGGAATACGCTGAGGACTTATTATCAGCAAGCTTTGAATCGGTTTATGGGAGTGTGGTTTTTTTTTGTCAAGTATTCAGCGAATCGATAACGAGTTTAAAGGATTATTTGATTCAGGAGTTGATGAAGAACGGGATGGACAAATTAGAAGCAGAGATAACGATAATGGCTTTATGCAACGTTATGGATGGATTTACCAGGCTACCATCATTGCCGAACACGAAAGAATAAATTTAGCAGATGCTTTTGAATTGCCAACGATTCAAGCATTAAATGATTTAAGTTATATTAAGGCTAAGAATAGTTTTGATGCAGAGCAAATGAAAAAGATATATGGCAAGCATTGAGCAAGCACAAAAAGCATTAGGTAAAGACTTTGATTTAGGAGGGGAAAGTTCTCAAGGCGCATTAAAATTAGATGCGGTTGAAAAAGTGATGTATGATGCTGCTAATAAATTCATTGGATTAGCTCAGCAAAGAATAAATGCTAAAGGGAAAGTTGATAGGGGAAATATGAGTGATATTTCCGTTTCAGCTATTAATAAAAAAGGCAATAAATATACTTTAACAATTGGATACGATGAATCAAATCCAGCAAGTAAATATTATGATTTTCAAAATAAAGGAGTAAAAGGATTAAAAAGCGGTCAACCAAATTCGCCTTATAAATTTAGAACATTAAAAGTTTCTAAAAATATGGTGGAGGCAATTCTTCAATGGTATTTAAGGCATAAGAATTATATTAAAAATGAAGACCAACGCAAAGGATTAAGTCCGTTGCAGATAAAAAGAAAAACACTTACAAATGCTGCTGACCCCAAAAAGAAGTTATTGGCAATAGCTAAAAATACTGCTAAAAGAATTAAAGAACGAGGGATTGGAAGAGTAGGGTTTTTTGATGATAATGAACAAAAAGCATTTGGAGAAGATTTTAAAGCAAAATTATCACAAGCATTAGGACAAGATATAGCATTAACGATTACACAAACATTTAAGAAATAATGGCAATTACAAGCGAATCAGTACCAGGTTCATACACATCGGCTCACGATAGTTTATGGCATATAGTTTCTTCAACCAATGTAGCACAATCCTCTTTTAAATATGTATTTGATATACAAGTTAGTAGCGCAACCGTTGCCACACTTAAAAATTATCCCGACTCAGGAAACTATGGCGTACTTGATGTCGCTCCCATTATCAGAAATTATCTTGGAAGCGGTTTTAACCCATCAGGAAGTTCAGTCTTACAGTTTGCTGGCTCATTCCTATTCGTCGACTATACCATTTTATTTGGAGAAGAATATGGGAATACAACCTATGCAAACCTAACTTCGGCAACGGCTAAGGGATGGAACTATTCTTTAAATCCATTTAGGGCTTCAATTTCTACTTATACAAATAAGTTTTTAACGACAAGAGATAGGACTGCTGGCGAAGTAATAAGTGGGGAGAAGTTTTACATTACTTATTTCAATGCCAACTTATCAGCAATAACGGCAACAATTCAAAAGATAAATGAAGATGGAAGTAATAGCGGAAGTTCATCAACGGGCGGAACGTTATCAAGTCTTTCTTCTTTGCTTTTAGATTTAAGTCCTATGGCAATAAATACTTATTTAGGTAGTTCATTTATTACCGATGCAACGTATGGTTATAAGGTAACGATTGGCTCAGATACGATGACTATTAAACAAGTATGCGCTCCAAGATTTACACCAGTTAATTTAGTATTTCAAAATCAATTTGGAGGATATGACACTTTTGGTTTTAAGTTACTTAATCGCCAACAAAAGAATTTTAAAAGAACGACTTATCAAACTGCTGATTACCAAAGGAGCGGAACTTCAATGGCTTTTAAAAATAGTTCGGGAGTTCATTACGGTGGAGTCCAAGCATTAGCCACTCAAATCGATTGGAGTTACCTTGTAACGAGTGATTATGTATCGGCGGTAGATTATGCACTTGGCTCTGAATTGCTTGCTTCTAATGAGGTTTATTTACATTTAATTAATGGAGGCACGAGCGACTATTACCCTATTGTTATGAAGGATACAAATTGGCAAGAGAAGGTTATCACTTCGGATAAAATATTTAATTACCAATTGCAATTTGATTTAGGGCAAAAACAATTTAGCCAATTTAGATAATGATAACCGAAATAATAATTGAACAACAAAGACTCGACTTATTCGAGGATTTAGGAGCAGAATTAAACTACGCAATAGATGACATTAAAGACTTTTCTTCGAGGAATACGAACTATTCAAAAACGATTAATATACCTGGTAACGCAAACAATAATAAAGTGTTTGGTCATATTTATAATTTTACCAGCGGTAATAATTACGGTATTAGTAACCCTGATGAACCAAATGTTGGGTATAATTTTGACCCGACCAAGCAAGCAAATTGTCAGATATTTGTCAATAAGATACAAGTTTTTAAGGGAGTTCTTCGCCTTTTGGAGATAACGATTCAAAACGGAGTAATAGAATATCAATGTGCAGTATTTGGGGAGTTGGGTGGCTTTGCCTCCGCAATAGGTAATAAGCTATTGAATGACCCTACGATGTTAGAGCATTTTTCTGATTATGATGAGGAATGGACTGCTGAAAATGTTGTTAATTCTTGGACTGCTTCAGGTGTAGCAAGTGGTTTAGGTATCGTTTACCCATTAATTGATTACGGTTTATGCAAGCATCCTGATACTGGTGGAGGCAAAGATTGGCATTTAAATGCTTTTAGACCAGCATTTTTCGTTCACGAATTAGTTGATAAAATAATTGATTTCTCAGGTTACACCTATACTTCTGCCTTTTTTGATACGCCTTATTTTAGAAGTTTAATTATTCCAAATAATAAAGGGAATCTTGAGCAATTGACTAAGGATTTATTAATTGTTGAATCTACAATTTGTGTTGAAAGTGGGAGTGATGTAGGAAAAACTGATTTAATTACCTTTAATTTAAATCCAAATATTGTCCTATTTACTACGGCAGATTATGCTACTTATACATTCGGAGGAACAAATGGAACTCTTGGGAAAATAAAACTTACTGGATGGCTTAATTTATCAAGTTCAGGTACATTTACCGTAAATTTAAAAAAATCAGGTACAACAATTGTAACCGAATCATTTGCTCCAAATGTTGACAATCAAAATATTCCTATTGATTGGATTGTTGATGTTTCATTAAATGCAAATGATACTATTCAAGTTCAAGTAATATTTTATACTGGAGTTGCATATTCAACATTATGCCCAATAGATTTTAAATTAGCATTTGAATCTGATTACGCTCAAGTTGGTTTAGCAACTGAGGGAGATTTAATATCGATGGGGAATTGTTTGCCTAAAGGAATCCAACAAAAAGATTTTTTTGCTTCGATTTGTAGAATGTTTAATTTATACGTTTACGAAGACCCATTATTAACCACTCATTTATTAATAGAACCATACATAGAATTTTATCGTAAAGGCGCTGGGTTTTTAAAAGTAAATGATGTTGGCGAGTTGCTATTACACGGAGAAACGGGAGATGCTACGGGATTACTTTTGTTATCTGACCCAGTTGCTGAATCAATTGATTGGTCAAATAAAGTCGATTATTCAAAAGAGATTTCGATTAAGCCAATGTCGGAATTAAATGCAAGGTATTACGATTACGTTTATACTGAGGATGATGATTTTTATAATGAAGCATATTTTAAAAAATACAATGAATCGTATGGCGATAGGAAAGAAGATACTGGTTATCAATTTGCTGAAGACAGAACGGAAGTAAAATTAATATTTAGTCCAAGCGTATTGACTAAAAGCACGGTGGATATAAAATTAAGGGCAAACTTATTTAAAGAAAGCAATGGTACTGAAGAACGTAAAGACAACAATGTCCGAATTATGTTCTTTAAAAAAATTAGTTTACCTACTCCAAACACAAATAGATATAAAATCAAAGATTACTATAATGGAATTGGAACTGCTCCAGGTGGTAATTTACTAAACGATGTTGAAAGTTACGGATATGCTGGGCATTTAGATGACCCTGAACTTCCAACGCTTGACATTAATTTTGGAGTCCCAAATGAATTTTATTTTACTTTATTAAATCCTTACCCTACGGCTAATTTATACAATGCGTGGTGGGATGAATATTTAGCTGAAATAATAAACAAAGATAGTAAGCTTCTAAGTTGCTATTTATACTTAACCGTACAAGATATTTATTCGCTTGACTTTGCTCAACTGATTTATATAGATGGCGCATTATGGAGGTTAAATAAAGTAGTTGATTTTAATCCGAGTATTCCTCAAACAACCAAATGTGAATTGTTAAGAGTAATTGAATTATTTTATTAAAATTAAGAGATGGCTGAAAACGCAAAGGTTGGTATTGATTTAGTTGCAGACACACGAAGTTTAAGGTCGCAATTAAGGGAATCGGTACAAGAATTAGCAAGGTTACAAAATACTGCTGGCGCATCTGCTAAGGAAATAGCTAACGCAGCCAAAAGAGCCGCTGAATTAAAAGACCGTATTGGCGATGCCAAAGCGACAATTGATGCGTTTAATCCTGATGCTAAATTTAAAGCATTTGGACAATCAATTCAAGGAGTTGCTGGCGCATTTGCTGGAGCGCAAGGAGCATTAGCATTATTCGGTGTTGAATCGGAGAACGTTCAAAAGCAATTACTTAAAGTACAAGGTGCATTAGCATTTTCGGAAGGCTTAAACACTATTCTTGGCTCAATAGATGGATTTAAAAACTTAGCATTAGTAATTAAAACTCAGGTTTTACAAGCATTTACTACATTAAGAGGTGCATTAATTGCTTCGGGAATTGGCGCATTAGCAATAGGATTAGGTTTATTGATTGCAAATTTTGACAAAGTAAGGGATGCGGTATTAAAATTAGTGCCAGGCTTAGGAGTTATAGCTAATGCAATAGGCGATATAGTTACAAAAGTTACTGATTTTGTAGGCATTACTTCGGAAGTTGATAGGGGATTAGAGTTATATGCTAAAAATTCAAAGAATCGTAAAGAGCAATATGAAAGAGAATTAAAAGTTCTTGAATCACAAGGAGCATCCGAAAGGGAATTATCTAATAAACGAAAGCAAATAGCCTCAGAAGACATCAATGTACTTGAGGCTAAGAAACGTAATGGAGTTAAATTAAGCGAAGAAGAAACAAAGAATTTAGCCAACTCAAAAAACGAATTAGTAGTCATTGAAGGCAATTATAAAAAATCCGTTTTAGCCACACAAAAAAAAGGAGATGATGAGTATTTAAAAAAGCAAGCTGAACGGATTGATAAAGAATTAGCAAATGAATTATCACGAATTACAAGAATAAATGAACTTGCGGAAGCTGGCTTATCTGAAGAAGATAAAAAGATTGTTAAAATTAAGCAACAACTCGAAACCGATTTATCGCTATTTTCTGATAATGAAAGATTAAAAGTATTTTTAACGAAAAAAGCAAATGATGAAATTGACCAAATTAAAAGAGACTCAAGTAAAGTCGAGGTTAAGGAATTAAAAGATGTTAAAAATATATTTGATGTAATTCAAAACAACAAGCCTAAAGTTCTTGCATTAGTAAATAATGCAATGGATAAATCTATAAAGGAAAATGCAAAGTTTGAAATAGAACTTGAAAGAAGAAAACAAGATGAAAAATTAGGTATAGTTAGTAATGCTTTACGTACTGGAATGCAGTTAGCTGGAGAGGGAACGGTTGCTGGAAAAGCATTAGGTATTGCAGATGCTACAATTAATACTTATGTTGGAGCATCAAGAGCATTAAAAGATTACCCAGCGCCATTTAACTTTATTGCAGCGGCAGCGACTATTGCACAAGGGTTATTAACCGTAAATTCAATTATTAATACTCCATTACCAAGTATGCCTGGAGTTAGCGATACAAGTGGAGGCGGAGGCGGAGCAAGACTATCGGCAGCGCCAGTACCTCCAAGTTTTACTCCTAACGCGCCAACTTCATTAGACCAAACTTCAATCAATGCGATAGGTAATGTAAATGCACGGGCATACGTTGTAGAGTCAGATATTACGGGAAGTCAAAAAAGAATACGGAGAATTGAAAACTCTGCAAGAATTTAAAAACAAATAATATGAAATTACCAATTTACCAACTTGAAATTAGTGAAGATTTAAACGATGATGTTGAAGTTGACTTCGTTGCTTTGGTTGATAGACCAGCAATTGAAAGAGATTTCTTAAAGTTTAAAGAAGACAAGGCTAAATTCGTTATTCAGTCCGAAGATAGAAGAATTGTTTCAGGCGCTTTAATGCTTGCCGACACTCCTATTTATAGGAACGACCAAAATGGCGAATATTACGTTACGTTTACTAAAGATACGATTGAAAAGATAGCGCAAAAGTTCTTTAAGAAAGGTTATCAGTCAAACGTAAACTTGATGCACGATGAGGCTTTGGCAGTTGAAGGGATAACGATGTACGAATCGTTTATCGTGGATTCATCACGGGGAGTAATGGCAATGAAAGGATTTGAGGATGCACCTCAAGGTTCTTGGTTTGGTAGCTTTAAAGTAGAAAATGAATCAGTTTGGAATAAGATTAAATCGGGCGAATTTAAAGGATTTAGTGTTGAAGGCATATTTAATTACAAGAAAGAAAAGCAACCGATGAGCGTTGAAGAATCGCTATGGTCTGAGATATGTTCGATTTTAGAACAAGTTAAATGATAAAGTATTAACAAATAAGTATTTATAATCAAACAATAGTAAAAACAATTTATGAACGTTTCAGAAGCAATTGAAAAAATTAAAGTTATGTTAGCGGATAATGCCGTTGAGCAAACTGAAGAAATTGCACCTGAGCCAGCGACTCAATTGGTATTCGAAACTTACGACCTAAAAGATGGTTCTAAAATCGACTTATCAGCATTAGAGATTGGCGCAGATGCTATGCTTGTTGACGATTCAGGTAACTCAGTTTCTGCTCCCGATGGCGAGTATGAATTAGCTGATGGTACTATGATGACCGTTGTTGGTGGTAAGGTAGAAGGAATTGAAACTCCTCAAGCCGAAGAACCAACTTCAGAAGAAGCTCCTATGGAAGCCGATTCTCAATTTGATGAAATGAATGCTACTATCACTTACTTGCAAGCCGAGAATGAGGCTTTAAAAAACAAGTTGGGAGAATTAGAAAGCAAATTTAATCAAGGATTTAGTGAAATGTTAAGCGTATTGGAAGGATTTTCAAAGACTCCAGTTGCTGACCCTATTCAAAATCCAAAAAACAATTTTAGAATCGTTGAGCCTAAGGCTGACAAGATTGAGCGATTCTTGGAAAGAGTTAAAACTTTAAATTAAAAATTTTAAAAAAGAAAAATTATGGCATTTGTTGTAAGTACATTAACGGATTACGCCAAAGAAAACGAAGCTTTATTAGTAACATCTTCAG